TACGACAGCGCAAATTCTCTCGCACACACGGGAAATTAAGGAGGTCACAATATGGCAAGACGAAAATCGAAGACCGCCGTCCGCGAATCACTGATGGAGCAACTCATGCTGATGGGCGCTGATGTGACCTGCTTTGAAGACTTGATCGATAAGTACATGGAACTCTGGGACATCGACCGACAACTCACGAGAGATATTAAAAAGCGCGGCGTCGCTTACGAAGACAAAAGCTCAACCGGCGTCGTCATGATGAAGAACAATCCATCGGTCAAAGAGAAGGTCGCTGTCAATCGCCAGATGTTGGCGATCCTGAATCAACTGAAGATCACGACGGAAGGAGCGGGTGAGGCATGTGCGAACGACGACAGACTATAAGACCGGATGCGCCTATATCGACGACTATGCCAACGCGATCCTGTCTGGTCGAACTCCGTCCGACGAAATAACGCAACGATGCGTCCGGTATCACTTGCGGCGATTGCAAGAGCCGGGAGTCTACATCGATATCGCTAAGACCGAGCGCGCCAAGGAGCTCATTGAGAAATACTTCGGATTTACCTTGTTCCCCTGGGAACTTTACGTTCTGGCTCTCGTCCATGCTTATATAGATCACGGCAAGAGGGTACTGTTTAACAAGTACTTTTTGCTGATGGGGACGGGGAATGGAAAGAACGGTTTTATTTCCGGTCTGACGTGGTACTTCACGACGCCGGATCATGGCGTTAAGGGTTACAACGTCGATATCGTCGCCAACTCGGAAGAGCAGGCGAAACTCAGTTTCAGCGAGATTTACAACATGATCGAGGATCATTGGCCGAAGCTGAAAGGCCAATATTACCGGTCAAAGACGAATATCGAGAACAGAAAGACTCGAAGCTACATCCAGTACAACACCTCCAACGCCGCGACCAAAGCCGGGAAACGAACAGCATGCCTCATCTTTGATGAGGTTTTTGCTTATCAGGATTATTCGCTGATCAACGAGTTTATCTCGTCGTTCGGCAAGCGGCCGCATTCGCGGCTTTTCATGATCACATCGCAAGGCTTAGTCCGCGAAGGAGTCTTGGATCAGGAGCTTGTGATCGTTGAGGATGTACTGAACGGAGAGAACGATGCCATTGGTCTTTGTCCCTTGATCTACAAGGTCAGCTCTGAAGAAGAGGTCCTTGACCGTGGATGCTGGGAGAAAGCGAATCCGTCGCTGCCATACCTTGAGAGATTGCAGACGATGCTCGAACAGCAATTTGCGGCGATCCGCTATAACAGTGAGCAGGAAGAAGCGTTTTACACGAAACGCATGTCATGGTCGAAACAGGGCCGCGAGATGATCGTCGCGACGCATGACGAACTCATGACGGCGAGCGGCCCGATTGATGTCGACTTGACCGGCATGGAGTGTGTCGCCGGCCTCGACTACGCGCTCTTGTCAGACATGGCGAGCGTCGGCTTGCTGTTTCGCGTCGACGATAAACGCTATTGGATACAGCGCAGCTGGATTTGCCGCGAGTCCGCTGACTGGCCGCGAATCAAAGCGCCGCTCGATGAGTGGCAGGATCGCGGCGACTTGACCATCGTGGACGGTCCGCAGATCGACCCGTTTTTAATTGCCGACTGGCTGACCACGCAGATGACAAAATACTCAATCCGGACGTTGGCGATTGACAATGCGCGATATGCGCTCATGCGCGAGGTGCTGGAACAGATCGGCTTTAACTACGACCGAAAGATCGGCAACGTCAAGCTGGTCCGGCCCTTGCAGATCGCGAGCGTCTCGCCTGTGATCGAATCGTGGTTCAGGACGGGGGTCATCCGTTGGGGCGACGTGCCCTTGATGCGCTGGGCGACAAACAACACGAAGAAAGTCAGGATGCGGGCCGAGTCCGCGTCCGGAAACTATAAATACGACAAAATCGAACCGCGCTCACGCAAGACCGACCCTTTCATGGCTTTGGTTCACGCCGCGACGGTGGATGAAGACCTGCAACCGACGACAAGCAGCTGGGCGCTAGAGCTGCCTGTGTTGACATGGTGAGCAGGAGAAAGGAGGGGGCATGGGCTTATTCCTCAAGATCAAAAACTTCTTTACCGGCGAGGAAGAACCGGTCACTGACTTTCTCGTCTTGACCGGCGAGCTTAGCGCCGAGGTTAAGGTGCGCGAATTGGCTTTCGCGACGGCGGTCAGCAGGATTGCCCGGTCGCTGTCTAAGTGCGAAATCAGGACGTTTGAAGAAGGCGAGGAAGTCAAGAAGGATGACTACTATCGCTTCAACTTTGAGCCGAACCGCAACCAAAACTCAAGCGCATGGATGCAAGAATTGATCTGGCGGCTCTATTCAAAGAACGAGGCACTTGTCATCGAGTACGACGATCAGCTTTTGATCGCGGAAACCTTTACGACCGACGTCAAGGCAAAAGTAGACTGGACGTTCAAGGGGGTTGTGGTCAATGACTTTCAGTTTGATCGACCTTTCAAAATGCGCGAAGTTTTGTATTTCCGGCTCAACAATAACGACGTCAAAAAACTGGTCAACGGCATTTACGAAGCCTACGCAAAGATGATGTCGGCGGCCGTCGAGCACGCAAGTCGGACTGGGAGCGTCCGAGGCATCCTGAATATGCAAGGTCAGATGGCGGGGAGTGAAGGCGAGAAGAAACTTGCGACGGAGATGCTCAACGAACGATTTAAGCCGATGTTTGAGAGCAAGAACGCTGTCGTTCCGCTTCCGCAAGGCTTTACGTTTCAGGATTTGACGAAGGCGACTGAGCGGACGATCGGTGGCGGTGGCGGCATCACTCGCGACTACCGCGCCATGATTGACGACATTTACGACATGACGGCGATGGCGTTTGGCATTCCGCCTGTGCTTCTGAAAGGGCAGACGGCGGGCGTGAAAGAAGTCTTTGACATGTATCTCACGGATTGCATCGACCCTTTGGCCGATCTCATTGAAACGGAGATCAACCGGAGGATGTACGGCAAAGAGCAGGTGCTTAAAGGCACGCGTATCAAGATCGACACGTCGAACATCAAGCATCACGAGCTGTTCGAGATGGCAGGCTCAATCGAGAAGCTTGTCGGATCAGGAACCATGACCATCAACGACGTCCGAGACAGACTTGGACTCAAGAGGTCAGATGACCCGATTGCAGACAAGCATCTTATAACGAAGAATTTTGGGACGGCGGCTGAGATCGATGCGGCCGGAACAGAACAGAAAGGAGGGACAAATGAAGCTTCGACAAATGGCGATGACGATTGATGGTCAGCGCATTAGACAGTTGGCTTCGGCTAGTCAAGACGGCGAGACGCTAAACCTTTACATCTACGACGTGATCGAGGGCGATGGTGTGGATTGGTGGACAGGCGAAAAGACAGAGTCTGAGACATCAGCCGCGTACTTCGGCCAAGTATTGGCAGAGCATCCAGGCGTTAAGCAGATCAACCTGTTTGTTAATTCGCGAGGCGGATCAGTCATTGAGGCGATGGGCATTCGTGCTCACTTGCTTAGACATCCGGCACAAAAGACCGCTTATGTCGACGGATGGGCAGCGTCAGCCGCGTCCTTTGTTTTGACCGGCTGCGACGAGATTGTCATGCTGACAGGCTCGATGCAGATGCTCCACAGCATGTGGGTGCTTGTCATCGGCAGCGCAAAAGAACTGCGCAAGGCCGCAGACGACCTTGACCGCATGATGGCGGGCAACAAGCAGATGTATCTCGAGCGTGCTGGCGATAAGCTCACGCCCGAAAAACTTGACGAAATGATGGATGCCGAGACATGGCTCACGGCGGATGAATGCGTCGAGTTTGGTCTAGCAGATCGCGTCATGGCGGCGTCCGAGTACAAGGAGATCAAGCAGAGCGTACCCGCCGGTCAACTGACTACGGGGATAGTACAGGCCGGTTACGTTGTTTTGGAATCGCAACAGGAAGAGGAACCGCCCGATGGGCAAGAACCGCCGGAAGACGAGCCGGCACAACACGAAGACAGTAAGCGCCAAGAGGGCGCTAATTTTTTGGCTGCATTAGCGAAAGCAGCGGAAAGGAAGAACAAATGAAATCTTTGGACGTTAAGAAAAAAGAAAAGAACGAGCTGCTTGCCAGCGCGATGCAGCTCATGAAGGACGGCGATGTTGAACAAGGGGCCGAGATGCTTGTCGGCTACTGGGAATCCGTCGCCGAAGAATTGCAGGAAGCGCAGCGCGATTTTGTCGCGTCGAACGATCAGCGCATCCTGGCTGAACGCGGAGTTAGAACCCTGACCGCCGAAGAGAGTCAGTTTTATGGTGATCTCATCGGCGCGCTCGAGGGTACCGACTACGTGCAGGCGGTGACAGGGATGAACCTGACGATCCCCACGACAATCATGGAGGATGTTTTTGCGAGCCTTAAGGGGTCGTATCCGATCCTCAATTACATCGATTTGCTGTACCTGCCCGAGAATGTGAAGTTTGTATACAACACGGCAAGCAGGGACAAGGCGCAGTGGGGTTCGGTCGGCGCGACGATCTCGAAAGAGATCACGGGAGCGCTCGCATCAATCGATGTCGGCGAAGATCAGCTGACGGCATTTATTTACGTGTCACGACCCATGCTCAAGCTTGGTGCGGCATGGCTTGACCGCTATGTACGCACATTGCTCGAGGATTCGCTCAGCTACGGACTGGAAGACGGCTTTGTTAACGGCACCGGAAAGAATCAGCCTGTCGGTATGATCCGCGACTTAAGTGCCGCGATTGATCCTGGCACGGGATATTCTGCCAAGTCTGCCACGGCTCTCAACAGCTTTAGCGTTGCGAACCTTGGCGCGGTCCTTGCGACGCTTAGAGTGGACGCTTCCGGGCGTGACCGCTCCATCGGCGTACCGTTCTTTGCGTACAATCCGGCTGACGAGGTTAAGGTGACGAAGGCGCGCAAGGTTCTCGGTTCCAACGGCTACATCGACGTTGTCCCGTATGCGATTGACTTTATCGAATGTCAGAGCGTCGCTCAGGGCAAAGCCATCATCGGCATCAAGGGACGCTATCTCGGTACCTTAGCGAGTCCGAGCGAAGGACAAATCCAGACGAGCGACGAATACAAGTTCCTGGAGCAAAACAGGACGTATGCCGTCGCATTGCTCGGCAACGGTACACCGAAAGACAACACATCGTTTGCCTACGTGGATATCACGAACCTTGAGCCTTTCGTGCCGGAGGTTCGGAACGTGGCTGTTCAGACCGATCCTGATACCAAAGTCCAGATTCTGTCTCTGGTTCAGAAGAATGGTACGTCCGGCTCGGCTGACACGACGGCAATCGAGATCAACTTTGACAAAGATGTTGCCGGCCTCGAAGCAAGCCATATCACGCTGGCTGCCGGTACCGGCGCGGCCACAAAGGGCACGCTGTCAGGCTCCAAGAAGAAGTGGACGCTTGCGATCACCGCGACGACCGAGGGCACGGTGTCGCTCGCATTCAGCGGGTTGCTTGGCTACGAATTCCCGCCCATTCCGGCGTTCGTCACCATCTTTAAGGGTGGTACATAAGGCGGTGACTTATGGCTGACAAGAAACCTATAAAGAGCAAGGACCAAGTCGCTAAGCCGGAGGAAGTAAATCCGGATAAAGATCAGCGGTACGAGGTCCTTGTCTCATTCTCGGATGACAAGGACAACTTCAGTGTCTATATCGCCGGTCGAGACATCTACCCACGCGAAGGGTATAAACCATCAGAAAAGCGCTTGGAGTATTTACTCGGCAGCGAGAACAACTTCAAGCGCCCGGTCATTGAACCGATCGATTAGGAGGGAAGCCGGATGATCTCAGGAGAGCTGTTAGGCAACTTGCTGTCGGTCGTCCGGCAGCATCTCGGGTACACATGGCCCGATGCAGAGATCGATCAGAAGTTGAGTGAATACATCAAAGACGGTGTCGCGTACCTCGAACGCATCGCGGGCGGGAACGCGCTCACCTTTGACGAGGGAACGGGCGAGCGGCGTTTGCTGAAGGATTACGTCTTTTACGCGAACTCGCTCCAACTCGACACCTTTTACGTCAATTACTTGCACGATCTCAACTCCTTCCAACTCGAACAGGAGCGTATAGCGTATGAGCGAGCAAAAGAATCCACTGAATGACGGAATCTTGACGGTCTACGAAGTGATCGACGTCGGCTTGCCCGGCGAGATGCCGAAGAAGGCTGTCAGGCAAAAGTATCGCCTGCGCTATGACGAACGAGTGGTCGGCATGAATCGGTACTGGGTGGCTAAGCAAGCATCGGCGACGATCCACATGAGGGTACGCTGTCATCGCCGCGATGACGTGACGACACATGATGTGGTGAGCCTCCGGGACGGCAAACAGTACGACATCGTGCAAATCCAGTATCCGCCGGACATCTTTCCGCGGATGATGGACTTGTCGCTCGAGCGTCGTGCTGACAAGTACGACGTGGTGGAGGTGCCGACATGATGACTCAAGAAGGACTCAAGGCGCTTTTGCTTGAGCTTGACCCTAAGCTCAAGAAGTACTTTTGGAACGGGTCAGGCGAAGACTACACGGTGTGGACGCCTCATCATCCGAGCACGTCGATGAGTGACAACCTGCCGGAGGATCGGCTGATCAAGGTCACAATTGACCGGTACACAAAGAACGAAAGCGACGACCTGCACTTGCGGCTGATTGACCGCTTGGAGCAGGAATATGTCGCAATGGACGAACCGTTGACGGTTTACGAATCGGACACGGGATATTTCCACCACATTGTCGAGTGCTATGTGGTGATTTAACACAATGAAAGGATAATCAAAAAATGGCAGATACATACGTAGGCAAACCAATCGGCGTAAGCAACTTGACATGGTTTCCGCTCACGGCTGATCCGGCTGAAGGCGATGCAACTTATGGCACGGCGGTCAAGCTGTCAAGGCTGATCGAGGTTACACTCGATCCGCAATTTGTCGAAGGTCTTCTTGAGTCGGACAACAGCATCGAGGATCAAATCTCTTTACTCCAGTCTGTCGACGTGACGATTAACGCCTCACAGCTGACCGACGCAATCAGGGCGGGTTTACTTGGACACACGATGGACAGCACAGGTGGTATGCTTGTCAAGCCGACCGATGCGCCTCAACTGGGCGCTTTAGCCTTTAAGGCTTTGTTGTCAAAGGAATCGGGCACTGACAAGCACGCGTACATCGTGCTGTACAAGGGTCGTTTCCGCGAGTTCAGCGAAACGTTCTCGACGGTCGAAAAAGGCACCGTCAAGTATCAGACGCATACCGGATTGAAAGGCACGTTTGTTGCTCGCGATTCGGATGGGCACATCATGTACAGGATGCGCGAGGACTCGGCCGGTGCAAGCTCGACAAAGGCTTCGGCTTGGTTCACATCGCCTCAAGAGTACACGCCTACCAAGGTTCAAATTCTCTCCTTGGTGCAGAAAAACGGCACGTCCGGCTCTGCTGACACAACGGCAATCGAGATTAACTTTGACAAAGATGTCACCGACCTCGAAGCAAGCCATATCACGCTGGCTGCCGGTACCGGCGCGGCGACGAAGGGGACACTGTCAGGCTCCAATAAGAAGTGGACGCTTGCGATCACACCGACCACCGAGGGCACTGTGTCGCTTGCGTTTAGTGGACTGCTCGGATACGAATTCACGCCCATCCCGGCGTTCGTCACCATCTTTAAGGCGGCTGCTGGCGGCGCATAAGGCGGTGGCTTATGGCTGAAATGAAAGGATAATCAAAAAATGGCAGATACATACGTAGGCAAACCAATCGGCGTAAGCAACTTGACATGGTTTCCGCTCACGGCTGATCCGGCTGAAGGCGATGCAACTTATGGCACGGCGGTCAAGCTGTCAAGGCTGATCGAGGTTACACTCGATCCGCAATTTGTCGAAGGTCTTCTTGAGTCGGACAACAGCATCGAGGATCAAATCTCTTTACTCCAGTCTGTCGACGTGACGATTAACGCCTCACAGCTGACCGACGCAATCAGGGCGGGTTTACTTGGACACACGATGGACAGCACAGGTGGTATGCTTGTCAAGCCGACCGATGCGCCTCAACTGGGCGCTTTAGCCTTTAAGGCTTTGTTGTCAAAGGAATCGGGCACTGACAAGCACGCGTACATCGTGCTGTACAAGGGTCGTTTCCGCGAGTTCAGCGAAACGTTCTCGACGGTCGAAAAAGGCACCGTCAAGTATCAGACGCATACCGGATTGAAAGGCACGTTTGTTGCTCGCGATTCGGATGGGCACATCATGTACAGGATGCGCGAGGACTCGGCCGGTGCAAGCTCGACAAAGGCTTCGGCTTGGTTCACATCGCCTCAAAAGTACACGCCGCCTTCGCCGCCTTCGCCGCCTTCGCCTTAATCGATGGCAGGCACAATCAAACCTAACGGCTCAGATGGCAATTAGCTGTCTGGGCCGTTTTTTATCAGGGAGGCATATATGGACAAGTTAAAACCATATGTCAACCTAGCTGACTATGACGGACGCATTGTCGAGCTTGAGTGGTGCAATGACGCCATCGCTCATGCGGCCGATTATTACAGGCATATTACAGGCGAGTGTCTGAATTTCAAGCTCATCATGAAGCAATACCGAGAGCCGGTCATCTGCACGGCGCTATTTTTCGGCGCGCTGAAAGTCGCGACCGGCATGCTTCTAAGAGATTTCTCCGCGAAAAACATGAGCTACGAGCAAATCTATTTGCCGGTGAAAGACGGGCTGGAAAATTACTTTGACGCTTCGAATGTCCGAAAAATGCCGGAGGGTGACGAAGAATGGCCGGACACTCAACAGCATGTAACCAAAACTGACGAAGACATCGAGCTGCTGACTTATCAAGCAATCATGAGAAAGTGGGGCTTTAGTCTGGCCGAGATCGGCAGGATGACCATGCGCGGCATGCAAGCGGCGGCACTCGAATTGAGCGGCGTCAAAGAATCCGATGACAGTTGGTTGTTCGGCAAGGAAGGTGAGAGCGATGGCGTTGTGTAGGATCGAGGGCTTGGATGAGTTGATCGATGACATGGAGCGCCACTACGAAGAAGCTGAAGAGGTTTTTGACGAAATGCTGGAGACTGGAGCCGAAGAGTGCAAAGAGGCCTGGAGGCGTGCGGCTCTCAAGCATGGACACAAGGACACAGGCGACATGATTGCTGCGATTAATTACTCGATTAAGCCGCGTCACAGCTCCGGAATCCGCGAGGCCCACATCTACCCAATTGGCAAAGATAAACGCGGTATTAGACACGCCTCAAAGGCTTTTTGGCGGCATTATGGCACCAGTAAAAAAGCCGGGACCTACTGGGTGGATACAGCAGATGAAGAGGTCGCGAAAATTGTCCCGGATAAACTTTTGGAGATATGGAATAAACACTTAAGCAAGAAAGGGTGAAGAAAATGGCTGACAAAGAATCAACCATCAAGACTATTTTCGCCCTTGACGGCGAGACAAAGTACCGTGATGCGATTAAGAGAATCAACAGCGAACAGCGAGAGCTTAAGAGCGAGTTATCAAAAGCCACGTCTGCATATCAGCTTAATGGCGACAAGCTGGAATACAACAAGTCGCGTGTCGAAATCCTGACGAAACAATACGATTCGCAAAAACGAAAACTTGATGAAGTGCGCCATGCGATGGAGCAGTCCGCCAAGATCAACGGCGAAAACTCAGAAAAAACGCGGAAGTTGAGAACTGAATACAACAATACGGAATCGGCTTTAATGCGAATGGAGAAGTCGCTCAAGGACGCGACGGCCGAGCTTGCGGCTCAAGAGCTTGAAATGAAAAAGCTCGGCAATCGCACACGTGAAGTCGGGGAAGCCGTCGAAAAGACCGGAGCAAAGATGAAGGGCTTTGGCGACGGTATGAGCAAGTACGTCACGGCACCTCTGGTCGGTATTGGCGTAGCTGCCACCGCCGCATTTATGGAGGTTGACGAGAACCTTGACAATATCGCCAAAGCGACGGGCGCAACAGGCAAGAACCTAGAAGAGCTCCAAGACGTGTGGGAGAACGTTGTTCAGACAATGCCTGTTGATATGGGCGTCGTGTCTGAAGCCGTCGGTGAGCTGAACACTCAATTCGGATGGACGAACGAAAAACTAGAAGAAAATACGCGCTTAACCGCGAAATACATAGAAATCACGGGCGCCGGAGTCACTGAAACGATTCAGGGCACGAAAAAGGCGCTTGAGATTTTCGGGCTTGAGGCCGACAAGTACGAAAAAATACTTGAAATTGTTGCCAAGCAAGCCCAAGACACGGGCGTTGACACCAAGACCATGTTCGATGCGATTGCTCGCGGCGGTCCAACGCTTAAGAATATGGGTCTATCTCTGGAAGAATCTGTTGTCTTGCTCTCACAGATGGAGCAAAACGGTATAGAGGCGACCAGGGCGCTTGGATATCTTGTTAGAGCTCAAGCGACCTTGGCCAAAGAGGGCAAGCCGCTTAACCAGGGGCTGCAAGAGTTTCAGGATATCGTCAAAAACAGCACATCTGAAACCGAAAAAATGAACGAGGCGGCCAAAATCTTCGGCACGAAAGGTGCCGTCACAATGCTCGACGCTGTTGAGCGTGGCGCATTAGATTTTGGCGAACTTGCGGATGCCGCAGAATCCGCCGGCGGCACCATCGCCCGAACATTTGAGGATACTCTCGATCCTATTGACCAGCACAAAGTTTTGCTCAATAACGCGAAAATCGCGGGCGCAAAACTCTCAGAGGAAGTGCAAATCGCGCTCGCTCCGGCAATGGAGTCTCTGATCGACGTGGTGAGCGGCGCTGTTGACGGTTTTAATTCGCTCGATGACAAAACAAAAAAGACGATCACGAACGCAGGTCTGATCGTGGCGGCGATCGGTCCTGCCATGAGTGTTGGCGGGCGCGCTGTCGAGCTCGTCGGCAAAGGAATCTCCGGCTGGGGCGGCTTGATCGACAAGCTCTCAATGGCTCCCGGCGTCATCGGAAACGTGACGACTGCGCTCGGCAGCGGAGGGACGTTCGGACTTGTCGCCGGTGTTGGGTTGGCGTGCATTGGCATTTGGAAACTTGTTGAGTCATTGACGGCGGTTGATCCTGCTGTCAAGCGAGCGCAGGAAAGCCTTGAGTCGCTCGACGATGAGTTTCGGGATATGGAAGCCGGATATCTGGCTCAGTCTGAGCTCATCAAGCAATATCGCGGCGACTTAGACACTTTAATGCAAGAGGAAGACAAGTCCGTCGCGACCAAGCGCAGAATCCAAAGCGTTGTCGAGCGCCTGAACCAGCTAGTCCCGGAGCTCAACCTCGCATACGACGAACAAGCTGACAAGCTTAATATGGCCGTGACGGAAATGGACAAGCTGATCTTGTCGTCACGCGAAGCGGCCAAAGAGCAGCTTAAGCAGGAGCTTGTCACCAAGTTGCTGGAAGAGGAAGGCAAGCAGCTCGAAGATTTGATCAAGTATCAAATAGAGCTTGAGGAACTCTCTCAATCTCGTCAGGCCATTGAGGGTGCGCGCTCTGCGGCCTTGATGACGGGACTGACCCTAGTGCAGCTTAAATACGCCGAAATGGCAAAAGGGGCACGCGAGTATCACGGCGTCACACTCGATCTCACCGACGAACAGGTCACCGCCATCGGCAAGCTAAAAAATGTCATTGAAGAAGAAGCTGACAGGCTAGAGCGCGCAACAGGGCGCAAGGTCATACACTTTGTCGCGAGTACAGACGCTTTGAATGAGCTCGATGGTGCGACTCAAAGAGCACAAAAGAGCTCGGACGAACTAGCCAGAATCTACGAGGGCATGGGGCCTCGTATGGAGGAATACGAGAAGGCCCTCGACAAGACGCTTGACTCGGTTCTCGGTCTCAAGGATACGCAAGACGATCTTG